GTTCTAGTGCGGACTATGGATGCTTTGGTGTCGTTGGGTTTGTTGGGGTCGCTGGGTTCGTGGTGAAAAAAATAGTGAGTCAAATACACGGTCGCGAACCTCGCGGTGTCACGCCGTTAACCTGGCACTAGCATGCACCCTACGCCCCGCAAACTACAGCACCATGTGCCATCAGTGGATACAGGAACCGATGCGATGTCATATGGATCAACAGGTTACGCGAGACTCGCTGGGAAATGGCACAATTTTGGCCAGCAATTGGGCGCATGTGCGCGTTGCGTGTTGATGTGTGCGCGTGTGCGTGTGCGCGCCAGCGTGTTGATGCCTAGGGGGGTGCGCGGGCGAAGACTTCTCGAGGTTGCCGTTTCATATTTTTGTAGCAAATTATTTCCTCAGGAACCCACCGTCCCCTCAGTCCCCACCGTCTCCTCAGTCTCCCAAGTTTCCTCACGCTCCCCAATGCTTCCACACACCAGCAATGATGTGCACACAGGTCACCACCTCTAACAGGCGTACCCATGGCAGCTTCAGTAGCCAAAGAATCCTAGGCATCCAATGTCTCCTCAGGTTGTCCAAAAGGAAGCATAAGTCAATGCTTATGCCTCCTAATGTGCAACTCTAGCGGAATGCGGAGTTGTATGAGTTCCAGTTGGTTCCATCTGCCTTAGGTTTCCCAAGGATCCCATGCATGAATCTCTTCAACTCTTTATCTAGAGCAGCGTCGAGGATGGACTTAGCAGCCTTACCAGTGTCTCTAGCCATGGACTCTGACCAGTAAGCGACGGCGATTGCTAGAGCGTCTAAGCGGTCATCGTTGGTGATCGCTCCACGCTCTCTAGTTATCCTAGTTAGCTGATAGAACAAGGAGTACTTGAGTTCCTTAGCGGTCTCGTAGTCCTTCTTGATTAATCTCTCATCGACGACTAAGCGGTGTGTAGAAATCACAGGCTCTAAGGTATCTATGATCCGTGCTTCCTTGTTGCTGGAGTGCTTAACTTCCTCAACGGTGCATGGGTAGATGCGTCCTAAGAATGGCTTGAGAAGCTGGGTGTACATACCGTCACCGAAGTTAGCCTCGACGATGATCTGCTTGACCTGATGCTTCTTAGCTATGTGAGCTAGGGACTCAAGAGTCTCGTCGCTATAGCCTCCTAAGATACCTCCGGCATCCACAAGGAACAGCATGCCTCCCAGTGCTTTGATAACAGCGTAGCCGGTCTCATCGTTACCACGACCTGAGGGGTCGATGGACATAACGCAGCCGGTGAAGTCTGACATGTCATCAGCCATCCACATGGGTCTGTAGTACTTGTCGCCTGTTAGGGCAACGTTGGGTAGGTCATTGATCACTAGCTCTGGTGATGCTGCCCATGCGATCTTCAGGTGACCCATGGTTGGGTTCAGGTTCATTACTATCAGGTCAGCTACCTTTAAGGGATACCTGTCGCCGTCGCTCAAGGCCGTATCAAGCATGAACTGTAGAGCGAAGCCAGCACGTCCATAGGAGGCTGCACGTTCCATCAGATCCTTGTCATCGAAGCGCTTAGGGTCTACAGGTTTACCTACGAGGCTTGAGTCTCTTTCGAGGTCTCTAGTGATCATAGGAGCCAAACGGCCTTGGTACTTAACTACCTGAGCTAACTCTGGATACCTAGATGTCCAGATGCGTACATCGTAGCCACGCTCTGGCAGCTGGTTGTATAGGGACATCTCTGTCTGAGGTGTACCTAGGTAGATGATGCGACCCCCAGGTTTAAGGATAGCGTCGAACTCTTTGACTGCCTCAGAGAGCTTGTCGCGCATCATCTGGGTAGCTGAGTTGTTGGGTACTTCTACGTCGTCGGCAATGAGTACATCAGCACGACTGCCGGTGATCTGACCTGTAATACCTACAGACTTCACTGAGGGTGAGTGGTCTGGTAAGGATGGCGCTACGTCGAAGGCAACCATGGAGTCCCTTTGGTTGTCTGTAGCAGCTAGGTGGTTCAGGATCTGGATGTCATTGATCAGCCTCTTAACGAAGCTGGAGAATGCATCTGCACGTTCCTTGGAAGCTGAGACCACTAGGATCTTTAGCTGTGGGTTGTTGAGTAGTAACCAACATACGAATGCGGATGTTAGCCACGACTTGCCCACTCCTCGAAAAGCTTCGATAACCGAACGCCTATCAGCATGCTGGAGGTATGAGGCTATGTCGTACTGAACGGGTGTGGGGTCGGGTAGGTTTAGTTCTTTCCAGATGTGGTAAACGAACTTTCTAAAGTCTTCTTGAATTGGATGCTTCATCTAGCATTTCGTAAGGGAATGATGTTGTCGTCGTCGAAGATGGGGAGGTCTGCTAACCCAGCTAGGGGTGAGCCTTGGACAGCTTGCGCTTCTATGCGGTTGTCTTTCAAGAACTGTCTTGCGACGTTCAAGATCTTGTTCCTCTCTCCGTCCACATACTCCTGACCAATTGCTTTGCTCAGGATGTCGGCAAGCTGACCGTGAAGACCCCCAAGGGCTTTCTCGTCAGCTTTGTTCATCATTTCTTTGGTTTCTTATTTTTAGTAGCACGCGCATTGCGTACTGGTAAAGGTCGTGACATTGTTACTTTCCTGTTTTTAGTTCTGTGTACAGCACACCAAATGCGGCGATCAGTGCGCCTATAAAGATTAAAGGTTTTGCTAGTTTCCCAATCCACCCAAGGACAGTGAAGGCTCCATTCAGAGCTGAGAATGCTTCAACCAGCGATTTAGTGCTTGAGTGAATCTCATCTACCTTGTCCTCAACTGCCCTTAGTCTCTCCATGATCTCTTTGTGGCTAATATCGTTTGTCATAAATACTGCCTGTCTTTAATCGCTTTTACTAACTCGGTTGTAGGAACGTGGTCGAAGTCCAGACCCATGTTTACGCGGACACCTCCGGCTGAGAAGTTATGAACGCTGTGCCACGCTTGGTGGTTGAAGACATACCAACGGTACGGCTGCATCACTGCGGTGACAACGTGTTCAATCTTGTCGTGGTCTGGGATGCGGTATGGGTCTATGTATTCAAAATCTGCCGTGGGGCGATACCAGCGTGTCTCTTGCTCTTGACCTTGGAGGAGCATGAACAATGAGCTTTGCCGGGCATGTCCCATATGGGTTGGTAAGTACTCACCCCCAAAGGATGTTTGCACTGTCGATTTCGGTTCGTTGGCGTACATCTCAAAAAGCCACGGCGGTACATTTGAATAAAACTCTGCATCAAGGTTCTCAGGTAAGAACCACTGCAAGAATTTAATCGGCTTCTTTCCGGGGTTGTACTGCTCAAACTGGAGCTTACGGCGGTTTAGTTCACGGGCGTTTTCTACCCCGACCAATTTAACAAGGTCTTTGTAGGTGTTACCTCTGTTGTACTTAATCCGCTGAGTAAACTGTTCTGGGTTTGTATCTACTTCATAAAGAAGTTTTTCCCCAAACTCTTTACCGAAATCTAACGATGTTTCATAGCAGTAGTCGTCTGGGTTAACGTCTGGTTTATGTGCGACGATCATACGTACTTAACCGCATCACGGTCTTTGCTCCTGATAGCTCTCACAACTAATGAACCCATATCAATGTGATACCAGCGGGTTGAGAACTTCCAAGACCTCCAGTGCTTGTGGTGGTAACCATGCAGCCACTCTCCCGAAGACGGGAAGATGTACTCAAGGAACCATAGGTCGTTAGGCTTCCCACCGATGTGACTGAACGTCTGGTGGAATGCAGCAACTAGGTGTGCAGTGCCTACTGCGGGTAGGTAGCAGTACAGGAACACTTCTGGAGAAACCAGAAAGATCGCTGCTGCCATGAGTACCCAAAGAAGTGCGTAGTACTTGTCAACAAACAAGTGCATAGGGTCTCGCAATAAACGTCTGGATAAGATCGTTTTTAGCGGCACGTTCCTGTACCCTTTTCTGAAAATGGATGCCAGCTTCATCGCCCCTTCATGGGGGTCTTTATCCGTATCTGTGTGGACATGGTGTGTTGCATGTGTAACAACCCATTGGAGTGGGCTGCTATACATGAACAAGATGCCAAAGGTTGAGAAGGCGTAGTGCCAGAAACGTGAGGTTTCAAAAGCACCGTGACAGAACAACCTGTGATACCCGACACTTAGTGTCACACCAGCCATCAGGTACAGGATAAAAGAGTAAGCCAGCATCGATGGTTCTAAGAACACAGCAGCAACAAATGCCGCCATACCAACGTAATAGGCTACGTTAGCCATCCATGCTTTATGCCTAAACATTACTTTTTCCGATCAAATAATAGTCCGTATGAATCCGTTACAGCAGATATTGTCAGACTTGAATTTAGCAATTCAATGGGTAGCGGCTCATCGCCGTATGTAATCCCATCAATTGAAAAAGAGCCGCCCACCATAAACAGCAGCGTCCCAACATCAAACGTCTGTGAGTCTCCAGCATTGATAACTACTGAAGTTAATGCGGGTGATTCACCACCGTTCACATGCTCAGGCAAGCACCACCATTCGGTAGCTTCCTCAACAAGGTACTCATACACACCGGCAGGTATAACCCTTGAGTGGTCTGTGAAACTCCCGGCTACTCTAGGAGGTGTTACTACACCAGTGGTTACGTTCAGACCTGTTATCAAGCCTTTAACCCAAAGAGTCGTCAGACCTACATCGGCAAACGTTGTCTGAGATTCAATGGTTGTTTGATACTCCTCTCCAGTTGGTAAGGACTTCTTAAATATGTCCCAGCCAAAACTGTCGTAGCGCTTAAACTCATTGATGGCGTTCATCGTGATATACCTACCACTTTGATTGCTGCCTCAATGACATCAGGTACAACTGCTGGAAGTGCTTCAAGTTCGACCTCAATTGCTGGAACAGTGCCAGCGTTTGTCTCGCCCCAAAGACTGAACGGCGCGTAATCACGCAACACTTCATACAGGTCTTTACCGGGTTCAGGGGAGGGCACACTACATAAGAAGTCAGGAAAACCTGCTTTTTTAAAAAGTACCACCACACAGTTGTTTACGTTATCAACAACTTTAATTTCATACTCAAATTCTGTAATCATCAGACTACTCCTCCATTTCGTGTTCCAAGATTTTGCCAAGTTATAAAACTATTCCCACTGACAGACTTACCACCAGCGCCACCAGCACCACCCGCGCCAGTTCCGTTTGCTCCCCAAGTACCTCCGGCAGAACCAGCACCTGCGGTATAAACATCGGTTCTGTAAACTGCTGCTGTATACTCAGTCGCAGCTCTAGTCATCACCCTAACTGTGTAGTAAATTGAAGCGCCACCACCGCCAGCAGTAGCTAGGGTTCCTGCTACACCAGCCCTTGCACCACCGGCAGAGTTAGTTAGGCCGGTACGTCCACCGCCACCACCGCCACCCTGACCACCGTTGCCGTTAGCTCCAGCGCCACCACCGCCACCACCACCTGCGATGGTTCCGTTGTTGCTTAGGCTTACTGCGGACTGAACAAGTAGCGCAGAGCCTCCAGCAGCGCCAGCGCCGTTACTTCCTACACCGCCGTTACCACCCATTCCAAGAATGTTTCCGTTGTTTATGAACGAGACACCGCCGGGGAAACTTCCGTTAATAGTGACACCAGCAGTTCCTGTGCTGTTCGAGGTTAGGTAGACACCCGGCGCAACCGTCACAATAAGTTCTGATACGCCAGTCCAACCGTTTGCGCTTGCCCATGAGTGCAGGTTAAAGTTGGTCTGGTTTGTAGATACAGTTAGTTCAGTAACGCTGATACCACGGGTCAACAGGTCGTTATCAAGTGTTAACTTACCGTTTGAGCCTAAGATAGCTTTACTGACGTTGTTGTAGCGGAACGTTAGGTTTCCACTGATAGCCTGAACTGACCAGTCGCCACTTTGGAAACCATCCATCCCATCGATCTGCGTTTGGATTGCGGTTAACTGGTTACCAACTGTCGTGTTAACAGAGTTTTCGACTTCTGCTATTTGCGTACCAATAGCTGTGAGTTGGGTGTTTACGGTAGTAGATACTTCGGTCTGTAAGGCAGATAGGTCGTTATGCTCAACAAGTCCTGTTTCTGCATTCTGCCGTATCAAAGCAAACCAATCCGCTGCTAGGCGCGAACGTGATCTAAACATTAGACACCTCCACAATTGTTTTAAGAGTCGCTACATTCTCAGCGGCATTAATGGAGTCCTGCATCTCATCGTATTTAGTACGAATTAAAGCACGGGCTTCTTCTACAGCAACCGCATCTGTACCCGGTATCTTCTTCATAATCACTTCATCTAATGGAGCGAACTCAGCAGACCTTGCAGTACGGCGTTTGTCATGGCTAATTACTTTAGCCTTATCGATGTTGACCGTTATCATTCTGTAACCTCCTCTGGGAATTCATTGCTGTCAGCGCCAACCCCGTCTGTCAAGGATGCTTCATCAACCTCCCATGCACTGCGAAATGTTCTGTCGCTAGGTACATCAGCAACATCAACAATCTTGTAAGCCTTGCCAGCGGGTACATCCTTAGCTGCAATTGCTTCAATGGTGTGTGTAGCAAGGCAGTCTGGTGCTGGGATAAGAACGGAAACACCGCCTTCATCGTTTTGGTAAATAATTCTTTTTGTCACTTTTATCCTTTGTTTAGCGGAAGATGCTAATTGTTAAGTGTGGGTTGTCCGAAAACGATGGCGCAGCTGCCGCAGTGGTAGCAGCTATCCTGCAAGAAGATGCCGTCCAGTTAGGCGCAGTTGTATCGTTCGCTCCGTTTCCAGTCAATATTCTGCCAATTCTCCCGTGCATGCTTGAAATTGCGTAGTTTGAGTCAGGCATTGCAGTAGTAAAGTTAACTGTATAATCACCATTCCCATTGTCCGAAATTGAACTCACATTACCACTGCCACGAATAGCCACAGTTCCTGCGCCATTAAAGTTAACCCAAGCACGACAGCCGTATGCAGTTGCAGCAGAGCCGTAGCCTGAGTTGAATTGCAAGTTGCTGCTTTCATCAATAATTGCAGAAACAGTCCCACCATATCCACCACGCCAAAAATAAATTGCGCCAGCACCCTTTGCTGACAACGCTAAATTAACACTTGCATTTCCACCAGTTGCTTCAACCCTAGCAGTGCCGCCACCCCCAAGCAAAGATACTTGGTCTGTTTGATCTGTTCCCGCTGCTATTGTTCCAGCAACAGCCAGCTTGCCGTAGTTTTGTGGAGAACTTGTCCCAATACCCACATTGGAATTAACAATTAGGTTTCCCGTAATCGTGTCGCCACTCTTAGAAACTTTACTAGATAAGTCCACGCCAGCAACTGCTGTATCTGTGTAGCTATTTGCACCAGCAATTAAAGAATCCGCTTGAGCCTTGCTATATGTATCTGCAATTAAGAAATTACCAAATGCATCTACAACTAACTCATCCCCAAGGGAGGCGGCTGCTATTAACGTAATGTTCACACCATCGGTAGCTGTATAGTCCTCGCCGGGTCGTAAACGGATACCGTTCAAAGCGACTATTACCGCAGGAGCTGTGTAGCTTAAAGTTTGACCATCAGCGTCAGTGCCTGTGAAGACCGTCTGACTCGCCGTTGCTACAAACTCAAAGGTTGCTAAGGTTGCTACAGATGCACTTGATGAAGAAAGC